AAGGCCCCGAGAGGGCCTTTTTTCATGTAAACTCACACGGCTTTAATTCACAAAAATAAACCTTTTTCCCTTTCCCCACACAGGGAGCCTTCGGGCTCCCTTTTTATTGGAGGTCATTTTGAGTCAGGTCACTCAATGCGACGAATGCGGAAAGACTGCACATATGACCCACCACTGGCATAAACTCGACGGGCTGGATTTTTGCTCGTGGAAGTGTGTGCGAAGGTTTGCGAATCGAAGGATCAAACAAGATGCAGAGTACGAGAAGGAGAAATCATGTACGAACTCTGGCAGTGCATTACGAGAATTGTTATAGGTGAGGGAGGGTCAAAGACGGAGATAATCGTCAATCAATCCAACCGTGAGCTGCTGCTGGAATTGATAAAGAAGGCTTTGAAAGTGAGGTGATTCCAATGAGTGAAAAACCACAAAATCCCACAAAAAAACGAGAGAAGCCTGTCCCTTATGGAATGGTTAAAATGTGGGCTGCATTGGATTTACCCGCTCGTGTTATCTGTGAAAAATTGTTAGATGAGTTTGGGGTGAAATACAACCAGAATACTTGCAGCAGCTATATATACACACACAAAGACGAAATCAACGAGATCAAGAAGGAAATGCAAACAAGTTTAAACAATCTACCCTTTGCATCAAAAGCCTCGCGTGTCAACCTGATCGGCACGAAGATAAAGCGACTCATGGAGAATGACGACAAACTCCTCCTCGACTATCTCAAGGCCATGAAAGACGAGATGGAAGGGTTCGAGACTCCAGACGGCAAAGACGACCCGCTCCTGAAACTTGCGGATGCGATCCTGGAGAGTCGCAGGAGATGAGCTACGACTGGAAACCATTCAGCTCAAAACAGCTTGATGTTATAGATGGCTTCGATTCTTTCATCAATATTCTTGAGGGGTCCGTCAGATCTGGAAAGACTATCGCCGCCAACGTGGCATGGCTGTACTTCGTCCTCACGAATCCATACGATCAGTTTCTCATGAGTGGTGAATCCACGGACTCTCTCTATCGAAACGTGGTCAAAGATCTGATCAAGATTGCCGGAGACCGGAGGGCTACATATCAGAAGTCGCCGAAAGGCGGTCCGCAGTTAATCTTTCATTCTGGAGCTGGTGACAAAGTCTGTTACTGTCGTGGAGCCGACAAGGTTACTTCGGAAGAAGCAATCCGAGGAATGACAATCGCTGGGTGGTACGCAGACGAAGTCACACTTCATCACGAGACGTTCATCAAGCAGGCGATCAACAGAATGTCCCTGCCTGGCGCGAAAGCTATCTGGACCACGAACCCAGATAACCCAAACCACTTCATCAAGAAGGAATATATCGACCAGGCGGGAACGAAGGGCTATCGTCACTGGCACTTCAACCTCGAGGACAACCTCACCCTGGATGAAAGATACAAGGAAGAACTGAAACAGGCGTATTCGGGTATGTGGTATCGCAGGTTCATTCTCGGTCAGTGGGTCATAGCAGAGGGGATCATCTACGATATGTTCTCGGAGGAGAAACACGTGGTGGCAAGCCTTCCGGGCTCTCTGAGTCGAAAGTACGTCGCCTGTGATTATGGGACCGGGAATCCCACGGTCTTTCTGGCGATGGGCGACGCTGGAGAAGATACCTTCATTCTCTCGGAATACTACCATTCAGGGAGAGAGACAGGGAAACAGAAGACCGACACCCAGTATCGAGAAGATCTCGAAGTCTTTCTCCAGAAGAACGAATTTGAGAAGCGAACCACGGAGATCATAGTTGATCCCTCCGCGGCTTCTTTCATTGTGGAACTTCAGCAACATGGCTTCAAAGTTACTCAGGCCAAAAACGATGTTCTCGATGGAATTCGCACCGTGGCCAACAAGTTGGATAAAGGTTACATCAAGATTCATTCTTCCTGTAAAGAGACAATCAAAGAGTTCTACGGTTACGCCTGGGATGACAAGGCGGCCGAACGTGGTGAAGATAAGCCGCTGAAAGAAAACGACCATTGTATGGACGCTCTCAGGTACGGGATCTTCACGAGGCCGAGAAAAATCACCGCCGGATACTCGGCGTGGAGGTAATGCTATGACACTTGACACGATACGAGAACTCATACGAATCAACGGTGAAGTAACTTCACAGATAATCACTGATCTCATAGACGAACACAGCGGCAGACACGAGACGATGAAGAGCCTGTATGAGAGATATAAAGCGTCTGAGGCCGGAGTACCCATATTCATGCGTTCGTATTCGGTCACGGACGACACGAAGATAAACAACAAGCTGAACAACGACTTCTTCTCGGAGATCATCGACACGAAGGTCGGGTACTTCATGGGGGTTCCGGTAGTGTACGAAGCGAACTCGAAAGACTTCGAGGACTTCGAGTTGAGAAACCGGCTGGAACTCCTCGACTCGGAAACCGTGAAGCTGGCCACGATCTGTGGCACGGCCGCGAGACTTCTGTATGTCGACACCGAGGCGAAGATTCGCGCTATGAACATCTGGCCCTGGGAATGCATCTGGGTGATGGACCGCTCGATCGACGAGGTCCAGTTCGCTCTCAGATACTATGACATGGAGTACGTGAAACCTGACGGCTCGACGGAAACAAGGGAACGGGTCGAGTGGTATGACAAAGAGAAGGTGACATACTACATCAAGACCGAGAATGGCTACGTCCTGGACGACACGGAAAAACTTAATCCGCAGACTCACTTCTTCAGTTATGTTCCTCTGATCGAGTACCCAAACAACCTTGAACGTTTAGGCGACGCAGAAAAGGTTCTAAGTCTCATAGACGCTTACGACCGTAAAGAGTCAGACCTCGACTCCGAGCTTGAGCAATGGAGGCTGGCGTACATGAAAGTTCTCGGTGCGGAATTGACGAAAGAAGTCATCAAAGAAGCGCTCAGGACAGGTGCCTACAACCTCCCAGAAGGCGCCGACATGGCTTTCATCGAGAAGAATATCAACATCGAGGCCGTAGATTCACACCTCAATCGCCTTGAGACAAACATTCTCAGATTCTCCAAGTCTGTCAACTTCGCCGACAAAGAATTCACAAGCGATATCTCCGGAGAGTCTCGGAAATACAAGCTCCTCAGTCTCGAGAACAAGTGCATTACGACAGAGCGACAGTTCTCGGCGAGCAATCAGAGAATGTTCAAGGTCCTGGCCTCGGCTCCGGCATTCAACCTTGACTGGCTGAATGTCACGCAGAGGTTCACTCGAAACCTTCCTGTCAGTCTGGAGAAAGACGCTCAGGTCCTCGCCACGCTCAAGGGGATCATCCCTGACGAGATATTGTACGGTCTAGCTTCGTTCATTGATGATCCGAAGGCCGTGATTGAGATGATGGACGAGCAGAGAGAGAAGCAGATGAACTACTACCCGCCTGTGAACCTCGAAGAGGATGAGGACGATGGCGAGACTGACAACTAACGGAGCGTTCGGAGACTTTGATAAGTGGTACGAAGGATTCACGAATCGACAGCTCAAAGAACTGAAGAACGCATACAGAGACTCGCTCTACGATGTGAAGAAAGAGCTTGAAAAATACTATAAACAATTCTCGAAGAAAGGCGTACTCACACTCGCGGATATGCAGAAGTACGACCGTCTCAGAAAGATGCAGAGAGACCTTGACGCTGCGATCTTAGAACTCTCACGTACTCAGAGCAAAGAGGTTCAGGCTCTTCTATCTGAGGTTTATTCAGAAGGATACAACCGCATGGGTTGGATCGCAGAGCAGGCCACAGGAATCAATCTTAGATGGTATCAGCTCCCGAAAGACTACATCAAAAAGGCGATCCAGAATCCAGTCTCGGGTCTCACACTCAACGAGATCCTGGAGAAGAACCGGCAGGAGATTCTCTGGAGTATCCGGCAGGAAGTCACACAGGGTCTCATCAAAGGCGAGAGTTACTTCAAGACCGCGGACCGGCTCAAGACAGCGCTTGAGAACAACTATGTCAAAGCTACCAGAATCATATGGACCGAGAGTCACAGATGTAAGGAAGAGGCCCAGCTCGAAGCCATGCAGAAAATGCAGGAGAAAGGCGTCGAAGCCAAGAGAATGTGGGTGGCCACACTCGATAGCAAGACTCGTGACACCCACAGAGCACTCGACGGTCAGATGGAAGACAGGGACGGATACTTTCACATACGTGGCTTGAAGACGCAGGCCCCGGGGATGTTCGGAGTCGCGTCTGAAGACATCAACTGTATTCCCGAAGACACCATAATATGTAGCAACAAGATTGAAGCCGCCACAAAGAGAGAGTATTCAGGTACATTAATTAGAATTAGAACAGCTAGTGGCATAGAGTTCGCCGCTACCCCTAATCACCCAATAGCTACCCCTAAGGGTTGGGTCGGAATGTGTTCTCTCAAAAAGGGAGACGATATACTCTGCGGCCTCTTCAGAAAGAAAGTGTCTTTTAGTAACCCAAACATAAATAACCGTCCAATTTCGGTTGGTAAGGTATTCAATTTTCTTTCTATCAGTTGCCCTAGCAAAAGGGTTCGAGGCGTTGACAAGCAATTCCACGGCGACGGGGCAGCAGGAAATGTCGATGTTGTACTTGCCAACGGCTTCTTGAAGAACCGGAGAAAGTCCTCTTTCTTCAAGCCAAGAAGCAAGCAAATATTCTCCTTTGCCCACTTGAGAATGTGTAAGTTGCCTCTTTTTGGCTTGCTTAGCAAGTGCTTTGAAGGATTTAGGCTTGCCACGAACAGCATCGTGAGCCTTTTCGGCAAGGCGAGCTTTTTCTTCAGAAGTGGTTTGGGCCATTCTGAGATACATGGCCTCACTTCTATTGCGAGGTCTGATACCTGCTCTTCTGAGTCTAGGGATGATAGCGGTTCTGGAAATATTAAAAAACTCGGAAAGGGCTTTGACAGAAAAGCCTTGAAGATATTTAGCGATAAGATCGTTGATATTGACGTCTTCCCTTTTAGCGGCCAAATCTATAACCTCCAAACTCAAGTCGGATGGTATTTAGCGTCTTCAAATGACAAAGACATCTACAAAGGTATTATAACACACAATTGCCGTTGCACAACGATCTTCGTGTTTGAAGGTAGCGAACCTAGAACGAGAATGATTCAGGGTAAAGGAATAAGTGACTACATAACATACAGCGAATGGAAGAAACAGATGGAGGGGTAAGTTTGAGAAAGGTGACACTTGAACTAAATGCACATGAAATGCACGAGATAGTCAAGGCTCTGGGAGAGAGAAGAGCCGAGTATTCGGCAGAGCTGTATCTGAAAATGAAGGAAGTGTTCTACAACTGGAGCAAACTGCCG